CCATGGTGGAATTTAAGTCAAATTGAACAAATTATAGGACGTGCAGTTCGGTTTCGAAGTCACAAAGATTTAGAATTTAAATACAGAAATGTTGAAATTTTTATGCATACAGCCATGTTACATGATAATTCTATACCTACCATTGATTATAAAATGTATTCTAATTGTGAACAAAAAGCAAAAAAAATAGGAGAAGTAACACGCGTATTAAAAGAAATTGCGTTAGATTGTAGATTTAATTCAATTCAAACACAAACAAACAAATCATTAAATGGATTAACTGTACAACAAATTACATCAACTGGATTGAAAAAACAACATCCAATTGGTGATATGCCATATACAGTATTAACCGATTATATGGAAGATTGTAATTATAGTTGTACTTCTGATTCTTATGCGTCTGGAACAAAATTATCCATAGATTATTTAACTTCGCATAAAAATGCAGTTATTCAACAGATAAAAGTATTATTCAATAAAAATTATGTATATACTAGAAATGAAATAATGGACGAACTAACTATTGTACCCAATGAAAAAATAGATTATATATTGACTGAAATGATTGATAACAAAACACCTATATTCGATAGGTTCAATCGGCAAGGCTATATAGTCAATATTGGTGAATATTATATGTTTCAACCACCGGCATTAGAACCAACTATCCCTACTTATGAAAGACGTATTCCAATGGCATATGTACACGATTCTATTATTATTGAACCAATTCAAAAAGAAGCTCAACAATTAAATGTTGAAAAACTAATTACTACTCTTAAAACTAAATATGATTTGGCAGAAAAAGAAAATACACAATTACGTGCAGTAGAAGATGAATATTTAATGTATAGTGTATTTGAAGAATTATACAAAAAATTAGCTACATTATTGCCCATGAAAGTGGAAGAATGGAATACAGATAAAAGAACTTTATATATTCATGCTTTATTAGACAGATTAAATGATAAAGAATGTTTTGAATTGGCAAAATATTTACATGAACAACCTAGTTTGAATGAATTTGAACATCAATTGAAAAATTATTATGACCAATATAAAGTAAACGGTATTTATATTTTATGGGAATATACAGCTACTCGAATTGCTTATTATAAAGATTGGAAGACACATATTGATTATAAATATCCAAGTTTACCCGTATTTAAACAAGATTCTGAAAAAAATATAGACAATAAAGAACTACCTTTAGGTGGAATATCTGTTTCCAAAGATTTATCAGAACGTGAATTTAAATTATCTTTACCTACATTACCTTCTGAAAAACCACGGTTTGGTTTTAAAATTACAAAGAAACCAGATGCAATTGATATTTTACAACAACTCATTCCATCGTCGGCTAAAGAAGAAAAAGTTCCAAAAATTGAACATTTGATATGGCAAATTGAATTTTGTTTACGATATTTTGATTTAAAACATTATGGACCAAAAGGAAAACGATGGTTTTTAAATCCAGTCGAAGTCATTCAAAATGTTGCTAGAAATTTCAATTTAATCAATGAAAATTTAAAAGAAAAAAAGAAGAAATAAATTGAGTTAAAATAAAGAATAGTATCCGTATATACCATGATATATACGGATTCACTCTTGACCAAAATGGTTCAAATTCCAATGTCGGAGTGTGGCAAAAACATAAATGAAATTTTGGAGCATACATTGCAATCCTTAGAAGGTAAATGCGTAACCGATGGTTATGTAAAAAAAGGTTCAATCCATGTAGTTAGTTTTTCAAGTGGTATCATGAAAGACCATTATGTTGTTTTTACTGTTGTATTTGAATGTAAAATAGCTGTTCCTTTTAATAATCAAGAATTAACTTGTATTGTAGAAACAAATACAATTGCAGGATTGCAGTGCAAATTGTATCCTGATGAAGAATCTCCTTTTATTATATTCTTAGCAAAAGACCATCACATGGAAGATAAAACATTTTTCGATTGTACAGTTGGTTCTATTATAAATGTAAGTGTTATTGGTAAACGATATAGCGTGAATGATACTACAATATCAGTAATTGCAAAATTGTTATCCAAAGAAAGATAAATGTCTTTTACTATACTATGAAAATTGAATTATTAATATTAGCAGGTACTATTTTTTTTATTATGGATACAATGCACGATGGTAAATATACAGGACAACTTAAATCATATAAAAAATATGTAAAAATTATTGGAATTGCATTTGCTGCATTTTCAATGTATATGTTTATTAAAAAAAATCCATCTGAATCAAGGTCAATGATAGGACATTTAAATGGTATGGTTCGATATATGCCTTTAGACAAAACATCCAAAGATTTATTTACACCATTTTTAGATACTTATTTTGTTCCACCCAAAGAACAACGAATTATGTCATCCGGTAATGATTCAACTACAAGAAGTGTAAGTGGTACAAAGAAAAAATATGTAGCAGCAAGTCAACAATGGAAATGCAACGGTTGTCAAGGAACATTAGATGCATGGTATGAAATTGACCATAAAATACGTCTGGCAGATGGCGGGTCAAATCAGATTAATAATTTAGTAGCATTATGCAGAAATTGTCATGGAAAAAAAACAATGATTGAAAATTTTTAACTTTTTTATAAAGTAAATGTATCATGCAACTAACCAATAATATGTATGCATTAATTATATTTATCATAGTATCGATTATTATTATTTATACTGTTTGGATAAAACCAACTATAAGTATTATTGAAAATTCAAAACACATTTATAATTCTTCTTTGAAAACAATGAATACAACTTATGGTAGTCAACGAACCGATGCAGAAAATGCTGCAAAAAATGCTCTAGATAAATGGAATGAATATGTAAATAAATTGTATAAAATCATAATAGAATCATTATTAGGTTATAGTATTATATTATTTAATTTTTTCAATACGATAGATAACATATATGTTAAAGTTGGTTTTCATATAGTTATTGGTGTGCTCATGATAATTGAATTTGTATCCAATGTAATCAATAATGAATTAAAAAAATTATTCAATACAATTGATGAATCTGCTTCCAAAAATACAAAAGAACCTACAGAAGCACATCACAAAATGCTAGCATTATTTATTTCTGGAACAATGTGTTTAGCATCTATTATAGGTAAAATAAAATATGGCGATAGTTTATTTATATCAAGTGGCATAACATCTTTTATATTAACCATGTTAACATTATTTAATGCTGAATTTAATACAACTGCATCTTTGATATCTTTTTCTATTATTGGTATACTTTCTATATTTGCAGCAATACGATTTCAAAGCATGGGTTTTTTTACTGTTTTTGCCATTTCATTCGTCATGAGTATATTATCTGCTTTACAAATATCTAGTTTTGATTCTGAATCTTATATTTTTATATTATTCTTTCTTGCCAATATACCATTTGTAACGCTATTTATGTACAGTCTTGATTTAAAAAATTCAAAAGATACTGCACTATATATTCCATTGCTTATTGCTTTTTATATTTTATCCATAATTATGTTGTCCATTTTAGGTGCAGTTGATTTAACAAGAAATACAAATTTATATATTATATTAACTATTATTGGGTTTTGTATTTTATATTATGCAAAATCATTACAATCTTCGGATTCTATTTATAAGACATTTTTATTGGTAGTTACAATGATTGTTTTCTTTTTTATTGCCATGCATTATATTCTTATATCACAACGATGGATTATTTATATGATTGCATTTATTGCAGTAATGTATATGATTATGAAACGTGTTGCACCTTCATCGGGACAAGTTGTTCAAGTTGTTAGTAAAGTAACACCTACAGAAATTACAATTATTAGTGCAGAAATTTTATTTATATTAACTTATATTTATATTCGAAGTCTTGTACAAAAAGTATATAGTATACATGGACAAATTATTGTAAATAATCCAGTATCATTGCATAAAACAACTGTTGTAAAAATAGATAAAAAAATTAAATATGATTATGGATTATCTTTTTGGTTATATATTGACCCTATGAATCCAAGTAATAGTCCTCAAGCTACTCATTATACTACTGTTCTTTCCTATGGCGATACACCAAAAATTAGTTATAATAGTATGTTGAATAAATTACGTATTGGAATAAAAACAGAATCAAATAAAATAAAAAAAGTAGATGATATTAAATCATTACCTTTACAAAAATGGAATCATATTGTATTGAATTATTTGAATGGTACATGTGATGTATTTGTAAATAGCGAATTACATGCAACTAAAATAGAAGTAATACCAATGAAAGAAGATAAAATTTTTGAAATTGGCGCTGAAGATGGTATCCGCGGACAAATATGCAATGTTATCTTTTTTACTGAACATCTTAGTAGTCTAAAAATAAAAGATTTGTATAATGAATTTTCTTATAAAAATCCTCCTACAATTTAGTTAAAATATAATGTGATAAACAATGATGTACATAATTCAATAATTGTATTCGTTCTACATTATATGGCCGAATCATGTTTATAGCTTCTTCATATGTAACCCATTTCATATCAGATACTTCAGATTCTTGAAATTTATGTTTAACACATACTGTGTCACTGAATGCAATATAATATTTATGTGTATATGATTTATAATTAGAACCTACAAAAATTTCTTCATAAGGCAATACATTTTCTAATAATTGAAGCATATGTTTATCGTAACCAGTTTCTTCTTCATATTCACGTAATGCACATGACAATTCTGTTTCATATGGATTACGGCGACCTTTGGGAAAACCCCATTCAGGAGTTTCCCATGTAGTTGTACTTGATTCTATTAAATTTTGTAAACAAATATAAGTATTATCTACCATATATCCTTTTTTTATAGTATTAAATTTATCTTGAGCATGTAATTCATCGATAGAATGCTCGGATGTAATACCCCATAAATCACGCCATAATGTATTAAAATCTTGTTCTAACATATTTTTCTTTTCAGTAACAGTCATTTCATGAATTAAATTATGAATATGTTTTATATTTTTACATGAATATTTTCCTCGAATAAAATCAGTAAAACCTAATGTTTTACGACGACATATCATTAAATATTTATTATGCATAACGTGAATAATACCATAACTCGTAATTGGCATAATACATGTTTTTGAACTATGTTTTGATTTATTGCAATTAATGCATCGTTTCATACGTTCTCAATTATATTGTTTTTATATTCTATTAAATATATGGATCCAACCGTATGGGGACCTTCGTACTGGTTTTTTTTACATACCGTAGCTTTTAATTATCCAAAAAATCCTACCACAATTCAAAAAAAAATTCATTACCGTCTTATTCATAATTTACACGAATTTATACCCAGCAAATCAATTGCGAATACATTCGTGAAAATATTAGAAAAATATCCAGTTACGCCTTATTTGGATACACAAAAAGATTTTATTAAATGGATGCATTT